TATCTTGTATGCCGTATTTTGCAGCCACACTTAATATAGTATCCTCAACATTAACAGTACCCGTTCCAAATTCAATGTAGGCCGCCAATTCCGATTCCGGCCCGTCTTGCCCTACATATACAGAAGTACCTTTATCAGTTTCAGAAACTCCTATAAGTCCTGCAATACGTCCTGTTGCCCTGCTTTTCGCTGATGACGCTATATTGTCGGCAACGATTTTTTCCGCTCGTTGCGTAGCCTCTTTAGATTGTTTAAGTAAATTCTGCAAAGGTAGTAAAGCAGCATCCAGGTTTTTTATCATGTTCCTTTTTTATCAGTAGTACATAAAATTCGCCAGTAGTGTACGGGCTGGTCAATATCAATAATCGCCCGCAGCGTATAACTTATCGTTATGCCGTTCACCAAAACCTCTACGCGCATATCTTTTTTCGGGTGCCAATTATTCCGGTAACGTACCGTGTAATAGGTATCCCCGTTCATTAACGTAGCCCCAGCTTCCTGTTCAAGTTGCGTATAAATACTCCCCGGCCTGTTCTGTATATTCTGCTGTGCCGCTTTTGTTTGCAGTGTTAATATTTCCGATAAGATTTGATTACCGAATCTATTTATAGCAAAAGACTGTTCATAAAACTTAATGTCAAACCGCAAACGGCCCGGATCTACAAAAGTCTTATTTTCATATAATATTTTTTTAGTATTCATATCAAGGCCCGGCGATATTGATTGATCAAAATTTGTATGTCGCTAACTTGCGTTCCCGGCATATTATAACTATCCCGATTCTCAAATAAATATGTTACCCATTTATACGCTGCTTCGATCAACGGTGGCGGGATTTGCGTTACGTCAGAAAACCCTGTCTGCAACGTGATCATGCTATTAGGCGCGGCCTGTAGCAACGTTTTCAGGGTATTTCTTTGTAAGGTATAGGCAACATCTGTCGGAGGCGAGAATAGATCGGTTACTGCAACAATTGTAAAAGGATACAGGTATATTGACAAACCTTTTGGCGTCCAGCGGATACCTGGTGATCCGGGCCAAAACCCCGTACCATAATCCGGGAAATAGTCAGCGGGCACGTAGCAATTATCCTGCCTGTTAAAAACAATTTCTTCCCGCTGAAAAGTGCGCCAGGACGTGTATTTCTCTACCCAGTCAACAGCAGCGCCTATAAGCCGCGTAATCGTTGCATCGTCATCTGTATAGGCGAGTTCAATATTCAGCCAGTTCTTCGCTGAATCCAGGGGAATTACGTCCAATGCTGTCATGGTATCAAATGTAAATAAAAAACGCCACATATAAAATATGCGGCGTTTTAACTGAAAAACTATGAAAACTATTATGTTACCCGTGTGAAATCTATTTTCTTAAATGATTCAGGGAAGAACGGCGTCATCGCGATACGAGCTTCGATCAGGAACGTAACTAAGTTCTTGAAGAAGTTCTGATCGGCCTCGGTAGAGGTGCGCAATGTGATACCTTTTTTCTGCCATAACGCAACACCACGATTAAAGTTACCTGTCAAGCCTTCAGTTGGGTTGAACACATTATGGAAATAAATCGGGATACCACCTATTGCGATTTGACCCGCAGTAGTTGCCTGTATAGGATAGTCGTATTCCTGAGTGGCACCTTCTGACTTATTCATCAAAAGCTCACCATAAGCCTCGGGAGAAACCCATATAGCATCACCCGGACGTAAAGACCTGCGTGAATTAGTCAAACCTACAACCAATTTGTCCCAATCGTTTGAGTTTGGACCGGCAGCCATAAACCCTGCGTAGTTCAACGCAGTTGCTACAGTGCTGTAAAGCCCTGGTAACTCAGTAGTACCGTTACCTTTGAACACCTGACGGGTTTCTTCGTCTTTATAAGCCCAGGGTAATTCCTGCGCTAAGAAAGCGCCTGAGCCTACAACGTCATCCAAAAATTCTTCCTGAACAGTAACCCAACCGGCAGGTTTTACAACCAGTGCCACTTTACCTACAGGAACATAGTCGAACTGTGGTTTAGTTGCGCCCGGAAGCGTATTGGCAATCGAACCCTGTCCTTTTGTGAACTGTACATAATTAATTGAATTAAACTCAGTTGGGTACACAGGTATAATATCCCGCGCCTGTACCATTTCATGCGGAATACCGATAGGCTGTATCCACTGCTGCGCGGTAGTTCCGGCAGGAACGCCGATAACACCCGGAGCCTTTTCGGTCAACAGCCCGTCACCGGTAATCTCCATATTGAAAGATTTACTGGTTTTAAACTCCTGCAGTTTTTTCCGGCCTTCACCGTCTTTATCAAAGGCTTTAGCGATTTCGGCTTTCAGTCCTGCGATTTCTTCGTCTCTCTGTCTTGCAGATATGCGCTCCATTTTAGCCTCAACAGCTTCACGCTTTTTATCGGTCTCGTCGATTTTAACGGTCAACGCAGCAATCTCGGTTTTTTGAGCCTCGATAGTTGTAGTCAGTTCTGTTTTCACCGCTTCAACGGCGACACCTGCGGCAGTTTCAGCAGCTACTTTAGCGGCATCCGCAGTTTCTTTCATTTCGTGGTTACGCTTCTCATCGGCGTATTTCTCTTTTCCGTACTCGGAAAGAGCCTCGAATTGTGCTTTGGTTAAATACTCAAATTTCATTTTAGGTTGTTTTTAAAGTTGATAAAAATAATCTGATTTAACCTCTATACTGCTTTCGGGCGGGTTTTCGGTTTCTTTTTTCGACTGTTTGTTAGACGGGTCCGTATATAAAATCGGGGTTGCACGATTGGATCCTGCCAATACTGCACTACCTTCTTTAACAATTTTAGCGGACTGTATGCCCCAGTAATACCCGGCGGCCATAACTTCATCCTTATTAGCGATCTTAGGCAGGTACATGTAAAAATTCATCCTTTCCTGTTCAAGCCCTTTGGCGGTGCTATCTACGCACAAAACCATTTTTTCATATTGCATACGTACGCTGTTTTGCAGTGGTACGCCGGCTTTGATCGCTTTTTTAGCGTCTTTATTCGATTTGTCGGTCACCTGGGCGGCAAATATTAGCGCCTGGGTTTGTCCGTCATAGTTCTCACCTACATCTGCCCAGTTAAGGGTTTTAACCATCGGGTCAACCTCATTTGGGTAGCTAATAATACTGCCCAGCTTAAGTTCGTGATTGATCGCATAGTATAATTTTCCTTTCTGCTGTTCAACTGAAACGTCCCATATTCCGTCAAGGTGAACATCGCCGTGACTGTCAAACCAGTTAGTCGTATTAATGACCGGATAAATCGTATCTCCGTCTTTAACTGTTTTCAGTTTATCAGCCGGTAAACCTTTTGCAACATCTTCCCGGCTTTCCCGGAAATTATATCCAACAGGATCGCTGTCTTTAATGGCGGCTTTTTTAATTGCCACGATTTTATCCACATTCGCCTTTAACGCAAAAAACATTTCATCCTTAGACGAAAATTTTTTATCAAGTTCTTTACAGTAGATTTTACTCATTTGTTGAAGGGCTTCGCGATATGTTTTTGCTTCTCGTCAATTGACTTTTTGATATTTTCCGGCAGGGGTTTATCTTTAAGTTGTTTCAACTTATCGATCTGTTCTTGCTTTGTTTTATCGTTCATTTCCCGTAAAATTAAAAATTAGCCTCAATTATTTTTTTTAAATCGTATCAATGTATTTTGATATATCAATTTTATTTGATATGTTTGCCTCAATGGTAACATTACAAGAGGCTATTATCGAAATAACGTCTACGCCAAAATGGTATGTAAACAAACTAAAACAGTCTACGGCCAGCATGACCGTTAAAGCTATTTTAGCTGGTAATGCAAAACCGAAAACTGTTAAAGCCTTTATGTCCAAATTCGGGTACGAAGTAGAAAAAGAATTATTATGGAAGAAGAAAAATTAATATACTTTTTATATTTTTTGGCGCATCCTTTAACAAAAGAAATACAATATATAGGTTGTACTAAAGACCCTCGCAATAGATACGCTCAACACATAATAACCATTAGAGGAAATACCCCTAAAGAAAAATGGCTTAAGAAGTTGAGCGAAAAAAATTTAAAACCTATAATGGGTGTTTTCTATTCGGTTGATTCTGCTATATTAAGTATTCGGTTTGAAAATGCAGCTATAGAATACTGCAAATCGAAAAATATAAGATTATTAAATAATACTCTTCCTCATGATGAAATAGAAATAGAGGATTTTAATTTAATGGGTATAGCCTTTGAAAAAGAATTAAAATATTTTCTAAACTCAGAAAATTATGAAGATGTATTTTTAAAAACTCCTTTTATTAGTAGAAAAATACAGGTTATTTTAACTGACGCCGAACTTGAACTTTTTAAAAACCAAGCTAAAAGACAAGGGCGTTCGGAATCTAATCTCGGTCGTAAATATTTAATGGAAGGCTTATCTAAAGATGAACAAACGGAGGTAAAAAAATAATGCAACGAAAACTATTAATTACAGGAGTCGGTGTTAAAATGAAGTTTGAATCGCAGATCGATCCAAACACATTTGAAAGGCATAATCAGCAGTTCAAGGGGGTTATACAACTTGATGTTGTAAGTAGCGGTGATTTTTCAGGGTTAACCGAGGAAGCCCTTGAAAACCTAATCATAAATTATTTTAGAACCAGGAATACTATAGTGGTTAACGATTTTATAAGGAGCATTACAAACTAATGGTCGAATTAAGAAATGGTAATTTAGGTACTTATACACTTTGTGAATGGTGCAATCAGCCATTACAGCTTGAAAGTAAAAGTAATTATGAAAAGTGCGTGAATTGCGGCGGTAAATATAATGATCCTTATGAATGGAAGCCGAAGTACAAATCTGCCTATAATTGGTATTATTTTTTAAAATTATTTTTTAGGTTTATATGAAAATTGGAGTAGCCATTAGCACACATGATCGCCGGGAAATAGCTGAACACTCTATTGCGGAATGGCGGTGGTTCCTGCCGGTCGGTGCTAAATTGGTGATCGTGGATGATGCGTCGGAAATTTCTTATCCTGGTGCTGATTATCGTTTTGAACAGCAGGCAGGGATATCAGTAGTTAAAAACAAATGTATTCAGCTTTTAGAGGATTGTGACCACCTCGTGATATCAGATGATGACATTTTTCCAAGAGCGAACGGTTGGGCTATTCCTTATATTTTCAGTAATCTGCAACATGCCTGTTATATTTTTGACCGTAAATTACTTTGGAAAGAACCTGATTATAAAGCTTATGACCTGCCGCGCGGGTGCCTGCTTTACTTTACCAGGCGCTGTATTGATATTGCCGGAGGGTTCGATACTAACTTTACAGGAATGTACGAACACGCCGAGTTGAGCAGGAGGATTTTCAACATGAAACTTACGCCAGCGCCTTACATTGACATTCCAAATTCAGAGGGCTTGTTTTATTCGCACGATGAACAGGGTACGGGGGAGTCGAGCTTCGACCCTCATACGCGGGGTAAAGCGATACGTGCCAATAAGAAATACTGGGAAGAAACAAAATTAAGTAATCAATTTATACCTTATAAATAATATGGAAATGGCACACTGGGTAGATATACCATCAGAATGTTTAGACGATTTAACTGCAATAAAAAATATGTTAAAATATGACGTTGTTCTTTTAATGCAAAAATACGATCAATTATTAATTGATAATAATCTTAATCCTGAAATGTATTCCCCGGCTATAAAATTTGATAGTGAAGGGGGTGCTAACTTCGTTAATAATAACGTTAGTGTTTTTATATACCCAAAATTAAACGAAATTGGAGTTTAAATGAAAATAAGCATTATACACGCCACAACAGGCAGACCAGAACAAGCTGCGAAAACTGCTTTCAAGTGGCTCAGCAGGGCAGATAATAAAGTTGAGTATATCGTTAGTCTGAATGGAACGGACAAAGACGATTACTCAACTATGACCGAGGTTTTCAAGCAGTTCAACACCGGATGTATAATGAGAAGCCCTGCAAGTACTACGGCTATCAGTGCTTTTAATGAAGGTTTTAGAAATGCAACTGGCGATATCCTGATCGCAATCTCAGACGACACATCATGCCCCGAATTTTGGGACACTTTACTGCGAAGCGCATTACAGGGTAAGACTGACTTCTGCGCTAAAACAGACGATGGGTTGCAACCTACTTTAATTACAATGCCTTTAATGGACCGGATTTATTATGAACGGTATGGATACGTTTATCATCCAGACTATAAACATATGTTTGCGGATCAGGAGTTAACAACCGTAGCAAAGATGACTGGAAAGTTTATACAACTGCCTTTGAAGTTTGAGCATCTGCACTACTCTACTGGCAAATCACCGAAAGACGAGATAAACGTTCTGAATGATTTATCTTGGAAACAAGGTGAAAAGCTGTTTAACGAAAGATTGAAAACAAATTTTGAAATTGCGGAGCCTGTAATGCCTTACAGTGAAATTCAATGGAGATGACAGATAAATTATACATGCCAGATAAATTATACATGCCTCCGTATCTTTTTACTAAAGAGGACTTAACAGTTGAAGTAATTAATTGGTTTAATAAAGCGGTTAAGTATGATACTTTTATGTACATAAGTACTGAAAATAAAAAGATTGTAGGGTACGGGTATCCTATTCCTTTTGAATTATTGATAGAAGTTGCCGCAATTCTTTCTAAAGATTTATCTTTAGAAGTGTCAGCTGAAAGTTGTTATTGCGGACACGGGCCTTTTAACGGCTTGGTAATAAATTCAAAATGATAGAATTATCAATATTAATCGCAACAATGCCGGTACGAACTGAAAAATTAACTAATCTCAGGCAAGTTCTTGATCGGCAGTTGACTGATGAAGTTGAGGTAATCACTGATATCTCGATGAACTATAACATTGGTACAAAGCGGAATAAACTGCTTTCCCTGGCTTCCGGTAAATATGTCGTCTATATTGATGACGACGATCTTATAAGCTCGGATTACGTTGCAAAGATATTAGGAGCATGTATGTTTGGTTGCGATTGTATCGGTATCAGCGGAATAATCACGACAAACGGGCAGAATGAAAGAGCATGGCATATTTCTAAGGACTACCAAGTATGGTTCGAGCGTGGAAATGTGTATTACCGTACCCCTAACCATATCTCACCCGTAAAGCGTGAATTAGCGGTTGCCGCGGGTTTCCCTGAGATCGCTTTCTCGGAGGATTACGAATATTCAATGCGGCTTTTGCCAATGTTAAAGACTGAAGTTAAGATACCAGGGGTTTTATATCACTATAAATTTGTTAAGAAATGAAAAGGTGCATTATATCTTTTGCGAACGAAAAAAACTTGTACGTAAAACGCCTCGCTCGTTTAAGTGAAAGCTTGCGTACCAATTTTGACGGAGACTTTCTGGGGTTTGTTGGTGAAGCAAGTTGCGGTGCTGAACCTCACTTGGTAAATCCGTACAATTTTAAAATACACTGCATTCAAAAAGCCATTGAAGCCGGATACAGTTCTATTTTATGGTTGGACAGTTCGTGCTTCGCTATAAAAAACGTAAATCCTGTTTTTGAGATTATAGAAGAAAAAGGCTTTCTGTTCCAGGACGCGGGTCATTGGTTAGGCGAATGGACTAATGACAAGGTATTGGCATATTTCGATTTAAGCCGTGATGAAGCAATGGAAATGCGAATGATTGGAAACGCAGGGTTTTTAGGTTTGGATTTTTCAAGATCGCAGCCTAACCATTTCTTTCAGCAATGGCGACAGTCTATGTATGATGGTTGCTTTCAGGGTAGATGGAATAATAATGACTTAACAGAAAGCCAGGATGAACGGTGCAGAGGATCGCGCCACGATATGTCATGTAGTTCAGCTATCGTACATCGAATGGGTCTGTTTGACCTGGCAGTTCCTGGCGACCAGGTATTACAGTACGGAGGTCCATTTGACGAGACATTAAACGAAACAATAATTATTAAAGCGCAAGGTTAATCATGGGTATTACCTCACTATCCTTAAACAGGATCAACAAACATTTAAAATCAACTGATAGCATCCTGATCATTGGTTGCCAAAACTTATATTCGGCTGAACTTTATGGCTGGGTTGCGCAGGACTATTTCCGTTCGATGGGACACAAAGTGAAATCACTGGATGTTTATGCATGTAACGGTGCTGACGTGATGGATTTACGTGATGATTTACATTTCGAGCCTATTTACGATCAGGTTTGGAATCACGGAACAGCGGAACATATTGACGGATCGCTTTATCAACCTTTTAAGAATTTTCACGAAGCTTGTAAGGTCGGTGGCTTTATGATACATGAAAACCCAATGACTGGTAATTGGCCTGGGCACGGTCAACATTATTTCACGCAGAAATTCTACGTAGAATTTGCCGAAGCCTGTAATTACGAATTAATCGAGGTTTGTTCGGAAGCGGCAATGGGTAATACTGTGGATGGTTGGAACGTTTGCGCAGTTCTTAAAAAACTGCCGGAGAGTGTGTTTATAAGTGAAGAAGATTTTAACGAATTATACTCAAAATATATTAAAAATGCATAATCAAAAGGTTGAAGCTATATGCTTGACATTAGGAAAAGATTTTGTTCACAAGATTTATCCTGGCGGTGAAGAAAGGATACGGCATTACTTGGAAAGGATGAACGAAAGTGATGGTTATAACTGGATGCAGTTTTGCGGTTCAGGAGTTCCTAAGATAAAAGTAAACTATTGTTATGTTGTTTTTAACGGAAAAGTTCAGTACCGTTGTGATATTAAAGAGTTTAAAGCGGCCGTTACCGGCTCATTTAACGATGGTGGAGTTGAACGCTCTTTTAAAAATCGTAATCTGTGCGTACTACAAGGTCCAACAGAAAAAGCGCCTTACGATATTCCAATGAAGGGCTTTCAAGGGTTTAGATATTCACCTTTTTTATTTTAATTATGAAACCAATAGATTTCCCCGGACGTAATGTAATCTTCGCTGAAAATCAGCCGGAGTATCAGCCTTTACCTGCTATTGTACTACCTGGGCCTGAAGCGGAGGTCATTTCCTGTTGGGAACTGTCTGACAAAGAAATAGAAACGATAACTAAAAACAGGTGCCTTTTTATTTCTCAATTATGTTTCCGGCATGAAAATGAAAAAGGCGAATTAGTTAATAATCCTTTACAGCCGATTTTGCCTATGGCGCAACTTGGCGATAATATAGAATTAAGATGAAATCATACGCTCAATCCTCAGAAGATTTATTTATCGCTGATTACTTCAGCACGTTCAAAGGCACTTTGCTCGAAATTGGCGCGAATAACGGCCTCGATTTGAGTAATTCGCGTTTACTGATTGAGCAAAACTGGCAAGCGTATTTAATCGAACCTGCCTCCGTATTTCACGAACTGCAAGGTCTTTACAAAGACAATGAAGCTGTTAAATGCTATAACCTGGCTATTGGTGATAAGCACGGCTTGGTGACGTTATATGAAAGCGGTGCGCATGTACGTGGGGGTTCTGACAGAGCCCTGGTCAGTAGCCTGGATAAAGCTGAAACGCAGCGATGGACATTGGCAGGGGTTAAGTTTGAAGAAAGACAAGTCGAGGTTATCCCTTTCAACACTTTTTGGGAGTTGGCAGGGTTTCCGCAATTTGATTTTATATCAATCGATGCGGAAGGGCTTGACGCTATGATCTTGAAACAAATGGACTTGAAAGCGCTCGGCTGTAAATGTTTAATTATTGAGTATAACGGAAGTGAGGGTTTAAAAACCGATTTTTGTAGAATATGCGTGGATCAGTTCGGAATGAAAGTAGCACTTGTAAATCGTGAAAATATAATCTTTGTAAAATAATGCACACTAACGAAACTCTTTATGTGGTAACGGGTATTTTTAACCCTTTCCGGTTTAAGTCAAGGATAGACTTATACAAAAAATTTGAAAAATACATAGAACACTCCGGTGCCGTTTTAATAACGGTCGAGGTAGCGTGGGATGGACGTATGTTTGAATGTACCAAACCCTACCACAAAAATCATGTCCAGTTGCGCACAGAATCGATCATGTGGCATAAAGAATGTTTGTTAAACATTGGAATTGAGCATGTGCGTAATACTTATCCTGCCGCTCGAAAAGTTGCTTGGATAGATGCTGATGTGGCATTTACTAACCCAAAATGGGTTGAAGATACTTTGTTTGAGCTGGATCATTATGCGATTATACAGTTGTTTTCACATTCGCAGTCGTTAAATCCTAAAAATGTTCCGCAATGGCAGAATCCTTCGATTATGTATAATTACATAAATAAGATCGGATATTCGCAAAAACCGCCAAAATCCCTGTCCTACATCTACGGAGGTCATCCAGGATTGGCATGGGCCGGCAGACTTGATGTTTTAGAAGCTTTAGGCGGTTTGCTTGATTTTTGTATTCACGGCTCCGCAGATACGCACATGGCATTTGCTTTAATGGGTGAACGCAAGTATGACGCGCATATTGAAAAAGGCGAGTTAAAGCCGGACGATTTTACGTCCGTTGGTTATAAGGACATGATCAACGACTGGAAATCGCGCTGTGATGAGGTTGTGAAAAAGAATATTGGTTATATCCCCGGCATCTGCCTGCACTATTGGCACGGCAAATCGCAGTCGCGTGGATATAAAAAACGCTACTCACTGATCCAATTCCACAAATTTGATCCGAAAGTCGATTTGCTACGTGATGATAACGGACTATACAAATGGACCGGAAACAAACCGGATATGGTACACGATTTAAGATTATCACTTTTAGAAAGAAACGAAGATGGAACGGAAGAATAAACTAATTTTTATAATCCCTATTGCCGTAGCCACTTATGTGATCTCTGCGGTAATTTATTACTTTGCTCACGTATGAAAAAAGTTTATGCTGTACAAGACGAGGAAGGACATTGGTATGTAATTCCATTTCAGTTAAAAGACGACTTCTTTAAAGATGAAGAAACCGGAAAAGAGGATGACTTCGCTTATTTTGAAGATAAGTACGGGCAGTACAGGACTGGCGGCGATTTAAATAACGTTCAACTGTACGCTGAAATATGAACGTGCATTATATCTCGCCGTATCGCCCGGACAAGAACATCGGTTTGGCCATTAATGAAGCTGTAAAGGCTTTAATACCCGGCACGGTGTATTATGATGAGTGGATAGTACATATCGACCAGGATGCAATGTGGCTCCTGCCCGATAGTAAAGCCCAGGTTGAACGCATCCTTACTGCTACCCCTTATGACGTCCTGGGCTGCATGACTAACCGCATACGTTCGCGGGAGCAGCTTGTCGGAGGTGTGTTTAACGAAGATGACCGCATCCGCGAACATATTAAGATAGCGGAGGCGTGCCGTGCCAACGCCGGGGATATGGTCAAAGAGTGCTACAGCGGTGTTGTCGCAGCTTTCTGCACGTGCTTCCGGGTGTCGGTATGGGAGACGGTCGGGGGCTTCGAGGAAGGGACGATCACGTTCGACTCGGTGTTCTGCCGGCGATCTCGGGAGTTGGGGTATAAGATCGGGATAATGTCCGGCGTGTACATTTTTCATAACTATAGACTAAATCAAACAAACCCAAAAAATTATATCCAACATTTAATAAAATGAGTAAACGATTATTACAAATACTGGATTGCACTAACAAGGAGTGCAAAAATCGATACAATGTTTGCTATAATTGGTTGGGAGCTTTTTCCTTTCAAATAGGCAACCCAAACAAAAGGCTTTTTCTTTATCTCGCCGTCTTTTTGGGTTGTTTCGGTTTGCTTTGGCTCTTGGAGACTATCTGTCGGGTTGTTCTGACTAAGTTTAGTTGGATTTTCATCTGCATTAAGCTTATTGCTATCTGCATCGTGTTTTTTCTTTGTCATTGGTTTGTGTTAAGGTCTATATAAACCTACACAATTTCTTTAATATCAACACCTAATTTTTCAGCGACATTTTTCAGTGTTGTAATCCTACTGGCGTATTGTCCACCCTCAATTCTACTAAGAGTAGAATAGTCCAACTGTTATTCTTTTAACACCTGGTTTTTTAGTGCGCCTGACTGGCTTTTTCAAGACCGTTTTCTTAGGTTCAGTATTATTTTCCGGAATAATATTGCTTACCGTAGGTTGATTTTGAGGTATGAGAGATGTAAAAAACTTGTCCTTAAACTCTCGTAAAACACGTAGTCTTTCTACCAATTCGGTTTCCTCTCTGCATAATTCTTCGTAAACTGACTTGTTCATATCGTTTTTATTTACTATTATTGCATAATAAAGGCCTTAGGTCGAGAATTGAACTCAACTTTGCTTGCAAATCAGGCAAGTAGTTTAACCGATAACTTACTAAGACTTGTTACCTCAAAACTTAAACACTCCGGTCTGCAAACTTAGGGGTGTTTTTTGCTTTTAATAACTTTCCGATAAAGGTACATATACAAATTTGCAAAACCTGGTAATTGATCTTTAACCACCGGGGCAATTTGTTCCGGCGGTTTTACAACTCCTTCAAACTCTCAAAATAACTTTTAGGCTTCTCCGGCGGCGGTGTTTGCTCACCTTGTATTGCGGCTGCAACGTGTGCCGAACCCTGCTGTACTGTGCCGTCAACAATATGTTGCATCGGTGTTTTAGTGATTGGCACCCAGATCAGGTCGGCCCCCGGCTCTGCACTGCGTCCATAGCCGATCACTTCACGTTTTTCGTTCAACGAAAGAAAGTCAGCTTTTACCAGGTAGTCAACTGTGCCTTTTACATCGTCCTGAAGCTCTGGCAAGCCCATAAAGTCTTTCTCGACAATATAGGTCGCGTGGGACGTGTTGTATGGCGCGCAGATAAACGCGGTCATGGCTTTACTGAACTTGCGGCAGTACGGCGCTATAGCATTATATGCAAGCTGGCGGTTGGCCACCGGCAGGTTGTTGTACGTAGCAGTATCTTGGCTTCTGAACTGCAGCGGTACGTGATATCCGCGATATATGTCATCGGCCTTAGCGTCTGATGCCTCCAGCGCTTTTAGATCAGCTATCGGCAAGCCTATTGCGGTCCATTTCAACGGTATAGCAACAGGTACTATCCTGTCAAGGCGGTCGTTGGACGAGTAGGCTGTTTTAAGGCTTTCTCCGGTCTGCGCGATTTGTTCTTCGCCCCAGTTGTCCTCTTTATTCTCCGGGTTAAGCAGGCCTATTGAGCCGCCGTTTTTAACCTGCCTGTCCACCTCGCGGTCAACATTTTTTAATATGTCGATGGAATATAGGTAGGCTTTAAGCACTGGTAACCCGTATCGTTGTGTGCCGGAGGGGTCGTAGCGCGGGTTTAGCGTTTTGATATGCTTTATTTGGTTTGCAGGGAAAGGTTGATTTTGCAGATAGTTAGTCATTTGGTACTCGACAACCGGATCCATGAAATTCTGCCCTGCCTTGATCGTCATTTCACTTGGTATGCACCAGAGCTCAGACCATTTACCCGCTTTACGGTCGGCGTCATTACCTGCATTTCCGTAAAGATAGGTATTCCCGCGAAGCAGCAGCAGGGCACTGGCTAATTCCCAAAGGCTGTCGCCGTCGGTCTCCGGGTTTGGATTTTCCAGCAGCTTCTCTATTGCCGGCATGGATACTTCTTCGAGGGCATTAGCTTTTGTGATCAGGGTTTTAGCAATGTCGCCCCCTTCGCAGGCTTGCAGGTATTTTTTGTACTCTTTTTGACTTTTAACCCTGTAAACTATCCAGGGGCAAGCAACGAATTTCTTTACGATCAGATCGACGCATTCATACACGGCGCCCACCTGTTCAAAGGCCTTTTCGCTGTAATCGTAACCGTTGGGGTTGATCGTAACCTGTATCTGGTTGAGCAGGTTGTTAAGGTTCTGGGTATATAATGAGGCGGTAATGTTAGATACTTGGCGGTTGACCCTTTTACTGATGGCGTTGCCAAATAGCTTATTGATTATGCTCATCTTAATGTTTTTTGCAATGCAAGGTAGAAAATTTTTTGGGAAATTTTATATAACGCTAAAATTACACTTTTTTATAGTGAAAATTTGGCGGTTAAATCGTTGCAGGGTGAAGGTAAGTATTTTATTAAAAATAATTTTTCATAAGGGCGGTTTTTGCTCAAATATTTTTTCGTACAGGGTGGCGGCGACAGGTCAAAAGTAAGTTGTCCTTTTGTTTTTAATGGATCCTTTTAAACGCAATCACTTGATAATCATTGAAATATGTTAATAAAATGTTAATAACTTTTGCAACAAAACACTTGACAAGTACGTAAAAACACGTATATTTATATAATCAATTTAATTATTATCATTATGAATACTTTAAAATTCCTTTACACACCAACTAATAGTAGTGTTGCCCTGGCTAAAGCCGGGGACATACTTGTATCTGTTTTTCATAACAATGAAGATGAAGGTACTTTCTTTATTGAAGTTTTAACTAAAGAAAACAATTTTGAATTATTATCTATACAATCGTTCATGCCTGGTACTATAATGAACACGTTTAATTTATGCTCAAATTCATTTTTAACTTACATATCATGAAAACTTTAAAACTCAACAACTTATTAGCTGCTTGTATAGTACTGGCAGTGGTGGTATTCGTAACGTTTGCAGTGATACACATCGTACACTTAACTCAAGCAGGTTTAATCAATTGGAACAACTAATTTAATAACTGAAAACATGAAAACTACAAAAACATTCGATGCTGTGATCACTGCCTTAACTGCTGGCGGTCCCGTTACTAATCAACAAGTAAATCACATCTTTAAAACTCTCAACAGCAACAATGATGAGTTAAAACAAGCAGTTAAAAACGTGTTTAGCGCTTCAGACTTTGAAGGCGTTAAACTTACTGATGAGCAATCACAAAAGGGCTATGACTGGCTGCATAATCTTTGGTTAACTCCTACAGGTAAAGAGCGTCTTAATAACCCGTTTGGGTACAGGGAACAAAACGCTTTAAAAGAATTTGATCGTTGTGAGTTATCCGGTTATTACGATGCGGGCAATCGTTACCGCTCATTCTATATACCTATTTATGATGTTTACAGTAAAACAAATTACGGCTTTCAATACTATGTTTCTGGCGGTCAAATAAATATTATAGGCTAACTGAAGAGACGTAACGCGTCGAAACCGCCAAAATACCGGCGGTCTTAGTCTCAAACTTAAAAACTTAAAAACATGAAAACAGAAACAACCGCTTTAGAAACAATTCACTCAATGTTAGGAAACATTGATGTAATTGGCACCGATGTATCATTAGAAGTGTGCATAGGGGAAGGTTATTTAATGATGAAAAACGTTAAATTAACTGACAATATTGATTATTTGCATTTTTTCGCCTTCGTACCAGACTATATTTTGGCTGAAAATGGCAAAACAGAGCCGGAATTAATGACTAATACAGAAATGTCGTTAAATTATTTGTTGGAAAAATACGGTACTTACAAAAAAGGCATCGATAGTTTTGCAGACTGCAACTATTCGCTTAACCCAAAAAAGTATAAAGACTGCTATACTATTTTAGCGCTGGCGGATGTTGTTAACGTTTATTGTGGTTTAGATTAAAATGGAAACTCAATATTTAACACATTATTGCTTTGGTATAAGATACCATTACGGCATGTTTGTTCACAATAAAATGGTTTTTTACTTAATCCTTAACTAACATGAAAAAACTTCTTAACGTTCATAGCAAGCTATTGAACAAATCAGAACTGGCCCGGCGGCTGAACTTATCGCAACAAACATATAGTGATAAGTTAACAGGCCGGGGGACCGCCCGGCGGTTTACTGAAAACGAATTAACAAAAATATCTGATATAATTAAAACTGATTTAGGATTATGAAATACTTACCGCTACATCAATCTTATTTAGATATAAAAACTAAATATCCTGGTGTTTTAATGCTCTTCCATACCGGTAATTTCTATCAGGCAATAGGAAACGACGCTATTAATTTGAACAAAGAATTAAATACAATTCTATCAGAAAGACAAATATCTGCTACTGAAAAAACTACATTTAGTGGCTTTCCTAACCATGCAAAGGAGGAGTATTTAATGAAACTTATTAAGGCCGGTTATCGCGTCGGTTTTGTTGACAATATATAATCATTTATAAACCCGCCGCCAGTTACAACGAACGACCGGCGGTTTAAAACTTAAAAACATGGAATACGAAGTAAGAGCAACTAACTACCCTAATTTCTTAATGGCCACCGGTTTTTACGGTGACTACGGAAAGGCGAAGGCTCAAAAAATGATTGATGAAGGTTACTGGACCAAAATTATAATGCCTGAATTTAAAGATGCAATCTTTGAAGTAATCGAAAAGAAGCGTTAATCGTTTATCAAACTAACGACCTCAATAACCGCCGGTTCCCTAACGACCGGCGTTTTATGTTTCCAGCCGACGCTAAACTTTCTTTCTGGCCGGCCGAAATGGCGCTGTATAGCCTGGGCGATCGTATCAGCTAAATCCTGTTTAGCGCCGTTTGGGAATTTTAGGATGCCCTGGTCCTCATCATGGTATATGAACTGAAGGATTGACGAACGAACGCATACCATACCGGCGGCGGCCTTCGGCGAAGCATCCCTGGCACGCCCCATTTTATCGGTATTGACCTGGACTTCTATTGCTGCAATTCCGGCGGTCGTTAATGTTTGCTTTGCGGATTTACCACTGGCTTTTGCTTCTATATAATGCGGATCCGGGAACAAGCGCATGGTGTCTATCAGTTCGGGAAATTCTTTGTGAAAACAAGCGACGCGATCTATATACATCTTTGCATTGAACTTGCCGGAAACGACCGCCGCCGATCCGGCATTGGTTTTTTTATCTGTATATGCCGTGTCCCAATCCGTACCGTACCCTTCCATCTCCGACGGTGACGGCATATCTTTATCTGCTACGGGAACGAACCACTCCTGCCAGACGCCACCGCCTTCCGGGGACGGGTTTTGTCCCATCTGCCCGGCGAACCCGTACGGGCCGAGCTCTATTGCAGCTTCTTCTAATATCTCTTTACTGAGGCGGTCTATGTCCAACAGACCGTCTACATAACGAGCACTTAACTCAGGTGGATAAACTTTTGCGGACAAACGAGCCGGCAGGCATATATGTTTGAGTTTTTTTCCCTCATGGTCCCGCTTCCGCAGCCAGTCGCCGGACGGGTCCAGTTCATGCAACCGCTGCATAACCATGATCGTTAATGTCACGGCTTTGTCAACTTTTCGGGTTGATAATGTGGTATTAACGAACGCCGACGCACCAGGCAGATCACTTTCAGACAACGACTGCTTAGTATTTAACGGGTCATCTACGATAATTATATGGGCGTGTATGCCCATGATCGTACCACCGACGGACGTCGCATACCGCTCTCCGTTCTTGGTGTTTTTATAGTTGTTTTTATTGTTAAAATCGGCCCGGATTTCGATCTCAGGGAAGTACAGGCGGTATTTATCCGACTGGATGATATCCCGGCTTTTCACCGCATGGTCCTGGCTCAAATCGCCGGAATACGACGCACTGATTATACGCAGGGTTGGATCGACCGTCCACGCCCACGCAGGCATCATTACGGTGATAATGGTTGATTTTGTTGAGCCTGGAGGTATATTTATAAGCAGGTCGTGTAATTTTTGTTCCCGCTTCTTTGCAGGCATCATAAAACGAACGTCCTCGAAAACCGCCGGTCGTTCTTTTAGGCGGCATACCCGCATTACATCGGCCTGGATATCATTGCAAAGGTATTCAATGTGCCAGTTCCAGATCGGATCCTCGGGGATGATCACGTCCCAAAACTCTTGTACGAACTCATATAACGAACGACGGCATAGCTCAGCTATTGCCGGTGAGACGTTTATTTTGTCGGGCATTTTTTATCTCTTTTAAGGTCTCATCGGAGACTTCTGTGTAATCAATGAAATCACTTGAATTAACATTCAATTGGCGAACGTCGGACTTCTCAGCAAGGGCTAAATCACGTACAATTACATTCTCTTTTAGTAATCCGGCGGCAGCTCCTTCAAATTTCTGGGTAAATAGAATTTGATTGACACGCATGAGGATATGTACGAAATCTTCGCTCAAATCAACAAATCCCCGAACCGACTCATAACCAACATCCCCCTTAAAAGCATCTTTATACCGCCGTAAATCACAATCCAGGAATACCCCCAGACCTGACCAACTATAAGCCCTCATTTTGTTAAGCGTCACACTAACAGCATCTTTACCTCTAAAATCTTCTTCTTTTAAAGGATTATCATCACACCAATTAAAATAACGAACGCACTCTTCCCAAAATATTTCAGGATCAGAAAAAAGTTTTTCCCGTCCATGTTTAGTTCTTTGTAACCAAAACTGATTTCCCACCGGTGCCGCCATAAATAACTTATTTTTAATATATCCAAATATATCGTTTTTACTATCAAATATGCAAATAAACTTCTAACTGCCTGTTAATCAACATTGTAACCACTTGTAACCACTTGTAACCACCCTTGTAACCACCTGTAACCCCTGATAATCAACATTGTAACCGTTGTAACCACTATTTCCGTACATACTATATAGGATATTTTATTTTTTATGTTTTTACTACTTTTCGTTACTTAATATTTTATGTATTTATTAAAATCCTTTCCGCGATATATAAAAAAAGAGGTTACAACGGTTACAACACTCATTATTAATAAGTTAAGTGGTTACAAACCAGTTACAAACCGGTTACAAACCGGTTACAAAAAATCTCTTGCATAATTGAATTATTAATTGCATTTTTGAAAGCAAATAATCAAATAATCCAATGATAACCGAGGTAGCACAACTTAAACAGACTGTAATAGAGGAAATTACAGGTAATAACCGGATTCATAACCGCCTGCAATTGGCCTTCGATAAATCATATTTTTCTATTCGCCGATGGTTAATAAGCAATCACCCCATGCTTACTACAAAAACGGCCCTCGACATTATTTCTGAAGAAACAGGTAAAAAAATTGACGACCTTTTAGAAAACTAAATGGCTGAACTTGCAGAAGTTTGGGAACAGGTAAAGTACCTGCTTTCCGAAAATATTAGTCTTATACCTGTACGTGACAAGCAGGAAATAGATAAAAGTGGGACTCCCCGTCCGGCAAAATCTCCTTATACATCCTGGACAGCACAGCAGAAAAAACGACTGAACGAAAAGCAGCTTTGGGATAAAATGGATTATTACAATACCTCGGCAGTTGCTATAATAGCCGGTGAAATATCTGGTAACCTCGAAATAATCGACATTGACGTTAAATATAAATCCGGCATCGACGCTTTACTGTTTAAAAGCATTCAAAGCCTGTACCCTGCCATTTACGATAAACTGCGTATCCATAAAAGTCCCTCGGGCGGTTACCACATACTTTATAGGATCCATAACCACCAGGTACCTGAAAGCGTTAAAATAGCCTCCAGGCCCACAACGCAGCAGGAGCAGGACGAACAGATCGCCAGAGGCGCAAAACGCCCCTTAAAAGTAGCCTCTTATATAGAAACGCGCGGTGAAGGGGGTTATGCCCTGGCACCGCCGTCAATGGGTTATAGCATCCATAAGGACAACCCGATCCCGCAATTAACATGGGAAGAACGGGAATCCCTGATTACGCTATGCAAAAGTTATACGGAGATAGTTAAAATAACGGCTACACCCAAACTTCCCAAACAACAGGACGAACAATATGATACGAACCCGTTCGAGGATTACAACAACCGGATAGATATTTGCGAACTCTTAGCGGAGTTTGATTGGTGCGAACTCCGGGAAGATCACCAGTTCATTTGGTTTACCCGACCGGATAAAGACGACGGTGTGTCCGCAAGTTGGAATAAAGAAAAACAGATATTTTATGTGTTTACATCTTCCACAGAGTTTGAGCCGGAGAAAGGGTATCATCCCGCCACGATTCTTGCCATTCTTAAATTTGGAGGTGACAAGAAAAAAACTTACCGGTTCCTGACCGATAAAGGCTACGGTATTTTCAAGCCGATCTTCGAGGACAGGAAAATTAAAAACCAGGTGATCAATAAAGGTGATCTGCCCGCCAATATCTCTGCCGAAGGAAAAGAAAAATTTGAAACGCTTAAAACGCTTTATGAACAACACCTGCCACACGGGAAATTCTGGACATTCAATAAAGACCGGTTCGAGATCAGCAGGGAAGAACTGTACCATGTAGCGCACGAACTCGGTTACCGCCTTTACAACCGCACACAATTGACCAGGGTAGAAACTAACCTATTATATAAGCTCACGGACAAAGAGTTCTTTGACGGGCTTAAAACCTATATCTGGGAGGAAGATGCACGTACCTATACGCAGATTTGTAATGCGTTTGAGGCGTTTATTCAGAAATCCGGTAATTTCACTATAACCCGGTTAAAGGAACTGAACAAAAAACAGATACTTACCGACCAGCGGTTGATAGCGTATAAATACTTTTCAAACGGCATCTTACAAATAACCGGTAAAATCGCACTTCTCAGGCCGTACGCTGACTTTACCGAGCTTTTATGGGCTGAAAAGATATATAAGCGCCCCTGGAACGAAAAGCCCGCTAAAAGCGTTTATTTGACGTTCCTGCAAAATGCCGTCGGGATCACGCCATATCTTAAAAAAGTAGTTGGCTATCTTACCCACGACCATAAGTCAGAATCGGCAGGATACCTTATAGTACTAACTGAAAAAACCATAGACCCAAAAGACGGGGGAGGTTCAGGCAAGAATATATTTGGAAATATACTTTCCGACTCTATCTCGGTAAAAACCGTCCCCGGCTCATCTATTAAGTTTGACGATAAATTTCTGGCCGCCTGGAACTATGAACGCATCTATTTTTTAGCGGACATACCGAAAAAAATTGACTGGCTGTTCCTTAAAGAAATGGTGAGCGGCACCGGCTACGTCAATAAAAAGTATGTAGCGGAGTTTGATGTGCCCGTAGAAGAAATGCCGAAACTCTTACTTAATACAAACTATTCCTATGATGATGTGGACGGTGGATTAAAGCGCCGGATCCGGCAATTAGAGTTCACCGACTATTATACAAAACGTGGCGGCGTGGACACGGTACACGGTAAAATGTTCCCTTCCGACTTTACGGAAGATGACTGGGCTGGATACGATCAGTTCATTGTAGAGAGCATACAGGAACTGTTCCGGGCAGGTGGTAAAATAGAGATGGTGGCTTTATCGCAGGAAGGTTGGACCAAGAAATTTAACATGAAGCACCATGAAAGCACCTATGAGTTTATAGAGGATCATATAGTGGAATGGTGTAAAGAGGGCTTTGTGCCTAACAGTTGGATAATGGACCAGTACGGTGAATTTTCCCGTGAAAACAGCATTAATCCGAAGTACAAAAAGGAACTCGCCGCCATAAGTGCAGCTATAAAAGATTATTGCCTTCACTTTGCCATTGACTACGAGAACAATTTATCTGGCAGGTCCGACTTGGTAGACGGAACGTCCGGCAAAGGCAAACAATTTGGAGAATTTACAAAAGACATATTATGAAATATCCACAACATCCCGCTTTTAGCCCTTTTACAGATATTGGCGTAAGTAAAATTGAGTACACTTATATAGAGGTTTTAAAATCTCTAATAGTTCCCGGTAAAACATACACCGAGGAAGAAGTCAATATTCTTTTAAAAAATGCTTCATTTATAGCGAGAAAGGCGTTTGAAAAACCACCTAAACAGGAAGAAAAATCATCCACAATTAAAAAAGGAGATATAGTTGAAATGACAGGCAATCTTTCAAAAGATTTACTATCGATGAAAAAGCCTCGTTTAGGAGAAGTTATAAATGTTAATGGTGCATATATTTTGGTTAAACCGGAAGGTAAAACTTATGAGGCTGATTTTCTTGAAAACGAAGTTAAACTTTATAAAAAACTATGATATACAAGCTATTCCTGTTTGGTGAAAAGCAGCTTTTCGCCTACACCCAGATTTTTAATGATCTGCACCTAAAAGAAGGTGATATGTTCTATTTTGAGGAAAAACGCTACAAGATCCTGCGGATCATTCGCACCTATAAACGTGTGGAGTGGAACGACAAAGGCGACCCGAAGCACCAGGTAGCAAACGGAACATCACAACAACAATTTGCGGAACTGGAAGCACCTGAGCTGATCATTACCGAAGTACCCGCAACATGAAAAAGCACATTATAAAAGGTTGCGACAGCCGGGGAGACGGCGAAGAACCATATTTAACCCGTTGGTATTTGCTCGTATCAAAACACCTGCATATTTACTTCCACAAATTTCACAGAGCCGATTCACAGGAACTGCACGATCATCCCTGGTCGTTTATCAGTATAGTACTTTGGAGAGGTTATATTGAAGAAACTTTTATAAAACCGCCGCGAAAGTTTACGCTTAAACGTAAACTGTATAACGGTAAATTTGAGATCGAGAAATCTGCTTATGGCCCGCTTTATTATAAAAATGTTCCTGAACTGCAACATTTTCCCACACAAAAGAAACGGATATATCCAGGGCAGATACTTTTCAGAAAAGCAGGCCACGCTCACCGTGTTGAACTGATAAACGGTAAACCTGCATATACTTTGTTAATCAATTTCGGCTATGTTCGCCAGTGGGGATTTTTCACTAAAAACTATTGGCAGCACTTTAAAAGCTATTTTCAGGATAATCAGTGTAATACAATAAAAGAGTAATAAATTATTTTTAATAAAAAACTTGTAACTATCAAAAATAAGTTTTATAATTGTGTATTATTTAAAACTAACAATCATGGAAAAAACAGATGAAGCCTTATCAAAGATTTTAACCGCCCTTGCTGATAAATTTGGCACAACAGTAAATCACCTTTATTCAATTATGATCCGCCAGGCTTATATTGAGGGCTTTGAAAGTTTATTAATGCTCTTAATAGCAATCATAATTTCTATTGTTTTTTATAGATGCTTAAAAAGCGATTATAAAAAACAATCTAAGAGTTGGTGTGAGAGTTGGCCCGATTATTTTGAAGAAAATACAGGAACATCAGTAATTACAATTTTAGTAGCGATAATCTGCATAGTCGCAGTTATTGCTGGAATTGTGAATGGTATTAATTGCTTTTTTAATCCAGAGTATTACGCACTGCATCAAATATTAAAAGGTTCATGTAATTAGTTAGGTTTAGGAAACCTGACAACGCCCCGACGCCCTATAATAAAGGCTCGGGGTTTCGGGGTGAAAAACTTAACAAACATGAAAACAGTATTCACAAAATCATCAGCAAAGTTTGGTTGCTACAAGGAAAACGATAATGAGCAGGATAAGTATCTGTCAAACGAAACGTTCACCATCAGTGATGTGTTGAACGCAGAGGTGTCATTAAAAGATAAAGCATGGTTCATAAGACATAATTGCGAGTTTACTGACGCTCAGTTCCGGGAATTTGCAATTGGCTGCGCTTTATACGTTCTTCCGATATATGAAGAAAAATATCCCGGTAACAAAGCACCGCGCGAAGCGATAGAGGCGGCTCAGGCTTATTTGGCAGGTACCATAAGCTTAGATGAACTCCGTATTAAGAGACGTGCAGCCGCCGCCTACGTCGCCGCCGCCGGCGAAATGCGCATGCTTTCGCAGCGCATCGCCAAAGCGGCGCAGCAGTCGCTGCAGGGCAACGCCGAAGCGTTCAAACAGCTGCTCGAGTCGCGCGACCCCGACCGGGTGCTCGTCGACATGACGCGCGACAAGCGTCCGGGCAAGGTCTTCGTCGACTGGAGTCAGAACGATCGGCACAAGACGACCGTCTGCGTCTATTCGCTGCGCCTGCGCGATCGCCCAACGGTGTCGACGCCGCTCGCCTGGTCGGAGGTCGAACTCGCGCTCGACGCC